TTTATAACTTGAAAACAAAGTATGACGGGTTAGATTTAGGCAATATTGCTATTGATGATATACCAGACCTGTTGAGGCAAGGTGCTTTAGATTTAGATAATCTCTGTAAGAAGATTCCAAATTTTGAAGAAGATGGAGCAGGATTTGTTTTGAAAGGAACACCTATAACTACTCCTAAGAAGAGTGCAATTGCTGATCTATTGGGCATACAAATACCAGAAGTTAAAGATTTTGTTTATACTATTGATCCTGTAAAACAAGCTAAAGAAGCCGGAGAGAATTTTATTAATGTTAAGTTACCAGATACTATAGGAATGTAACTAAAAACATTATAAATAAGCATATGTCAACTGAAAACTTAAAAATATCGAGAATCTATAAGGATCTAGATTTAGCATTTGCGCCGAATCAGGTGACTGGAGATGTTTCGAAAAAAATAGATTTTAATGCTGTTAAACAAGCATTGTATATTCTAATGCAGACTAATTTCTATGAGAGACCTTTTGCGCCTGATAAAGGAGCAAATCTTCGTGGATTTCTGTTTGAACCAATGTCAAATCTTGTCGCAGGATTGATTCAAAATACAATAAAAAATATCATAGAGAGCTACGAGCCTAGAGCAAAAATAGTATCTATAACAGTGGTTGCCAATTTTGATACTAATTCATATGATGTGACGTTGAATTACTATGTTATTGGAATAGATAGGCCTCAAACTTTGACCGCTAACCTAAAGAGATTAAGGTAACACCATGGCACAATTAGATGTAACAGAATTAGACTTTGCTAACATCAAGCAGTCACTAAAAACATTTATGAAAGCGCAAGATGAGTTTAGTGATTATGACTTCGAAGGTTCTGCTCTTTCTGTTCTTTTAGATACTTTAGCATATAACACACATTACAACGCTGTGCTTGCTCATATGCTCGCAAATGAATCTTTTCTAGACAGTGCTATTAAAAGAAGCTCTGTAGTTTCTATTGCTAAATCTCTAGGATACACTCCAAGATCAAGACGATCTGCTACCGCATATACTGATTTCTCTATTATACCACTTGAGTATTCAGAAATTAATTACACTCTTTCAAGAGATACTATATTCGCTTCTGAAATAGGAGGCACTACTTACAATTTTTATCCTTCTCAAGATGTCACTGCTACTCTTCAAGATGTAGATGGAGTTGGAAAATTTCTTTTTAATAGTTTAGAACTTAAAGAAGGAATTCGTGTAACAAATAGTTTTCTTATCGATGCTAACACTGTTTCTGGACCGTTAACCATACCTAATGCCAATGTAGACACTTCTACTATAAGAATACGAGTACAGACTTCGGGTACTGATTTGACATTAGAAACTTTTGCAAGGGCAGAATCTTTATTGGATTTAAAGTCCTCTACAAAAGTATATTTTTTAGAAGAAGGGCATGATAGCAAATACATAATTCGATTCGGTGATGATGTTTTTGGCAAAAAACTCGCTGTTGGAAATCTTGTTATCGTTGACTATCTAGTGTCTTCTGGTGCAGAACCGAATGGCATAAAGAGTTTCACTCCTCCTTCAAATTTAGCAGGAGCAGGTTCAGTATCTTCTTTCGCAAATATTACACCTGCTTTTAACGGAGCTGAAAAAGAAAGTATTGATAGCATTAGAAAAACTGCTCCTTTGTACAATCAAACAAAAGAGAGAATGGTTTCAGCAAGAGACTATAGAAGTCTAATACTAGCAAGTAATCCTTCAATACAATCAGTATCAGTTTGGGGTGGAGAAAATAATGATCCGCCTATATACGGAAAGGTTTTTATCTCATTGGATCCTGTAGACGGCCAAGTGATTACTAATGAAATTAAAGACAATATAATTAACTCTTTAATTACTCCTAGAACTCCAGTTGCTATTATGCCAGAGTTTGTAGATCCTGTTTATACGCATATAGGATTAAAAGTAGGTGTAGTTTACGATCCTTCAGTAACTACATTGACATCTGGCGAAATTAGTCAAGCAGTTTCTGTCGCTATTACAAACTATTTCAATACTGATTTAAATCAGTTAAATAAAAATTTCTATTACTCTAGAATACACAATATTGTTAAATCAGTTTCTCCTTCAATAATATCGGTAAACATTACTCCTACTCTTCAAAAAAGATTAGTGGCACTTACAGATGTTTTTGAAAATTATTCTTTCAGTTTCAATAGTAGAATTCAACCAAGAGAGCTTCACAGTAATTGGTTTAATTTTGACAATGACGGAGTAATATACAAAGTCAAATTTCAAGATATTCCTAATACAAATGTTGTTCCTCCTGCTTATAATGGAACAGGTATAGTATATCTTGTTGATTCATCTAATACTAGAATTTTAAATGTTGGTACTATTGATTATGATACTGGAAAATTAACTTTAAATTCTATTAAAGTCACTTCTTTATATGGAACAGATTCTCAATTAAAACTTAGAACTCGCCCACATGATGACTCTAAAGATATATTAACGAGTGTGTTGAATAGAACTTCAGAAATTTCAACAAACGCAGTTATAGCAAAGCCTGCTCAAAACGCAATTTTAACATTAGATAATAGTGTAGCAAATATTACAACAGGAACAAGAAAAGGCTTGGAAATAGTAGTAACTACTGAAGTTGAAGGATACTAATGTCACACCAAATACCTGATTTTTTCAGATATGTGTCTGAAATCGAAATTGTAAATCGTGGTAGTGGATACACTTCTATTCCAACGATTACTATATCCGGCGGCGGTGGCACTGGAGCAACTGCTACGGCTTCGATATTCAACGGAGAAATACAAGCAGTAAATATTACTAATGTTGGTAGAGATTACACTTCTGCTCCGACAGTTACCGCTACTGGTGGAGGAGGAGCAAATGCCACATTTAACGCAAAATTAGGATTTGCCAATGCTACTCCAACCGAATATACAGAAAAATCTTCGACTGGCATAAAATATACTCTACCTGAATTTGTTCAAAATGATTACGATAAGTTTGTTACATTTATTGAAAAGTATTATGAGTTTATGGATTCTGATGGAAATCCTGCGAATCTTTTACTTAACAAAGACTACAACGATATTGATGAGCTAGAAACTGCTGAATTAAACAAAAGAGCAGAAGAATTAGCACGTTATTTTCCTCAAATTCTTCAAGCGGATAGAAAAACCTTACTTAAAAAAATAAAAAATATTTATGAGTCCAAAGGTTCTGAGCGTTCTATCAAAGCATATTTTAAACTTCTATACAACGAAGAAGTTGAAATTTATTATCCTAGTAAAAATATTCTTCGTACTTCTGACGGCGTGTGGATAGACGAAATCTCCGCTAGAGTTGTTTCTGGTTATAATGGCTATGAAGTTCTAAATCTAAACGGTAGACCAGTAGACATAAAATACTGGAGATATGATGGCGCACAGAATAGATTAGAAACAATACAAGCTGTAATTCAATCTACAAGAAAAATAGCTTATACTTCTCCACAGATATACGAATTAGTTTTAGATTTGCCTTCAGGAATAACAGAAATTCCTGGACCAGGAGCAGGAGCAGAGGCTACTGTTACAGTCTCTGGTGGCATAATTACAGAATACGAGATAACTAATGGAGGGTTACAATATACAGCAAGACCTACAGTAGCACTGTCTGGCGCCGGAGCAGGAACTGGATTCAAAGCGAGTGCTGTAGTCGTTGATGGAATAATAGATTCTATTACTATAGACAACGCAGGATCTGGATATACTGACGGAACATATTCACTTTCTTTTGACACTTCAGAAGTTGAGACATTTATTATTGATAGGAGTGCAACTTCTGAAGAAGAAAATATAAGAGCATACTTTGAGCGAAGCATTTCGTCTGTTGCAACAGGAGCATACTCCGGAGAAGATGCTGGATTTAAAGTAGGCGATATTTTCTTTGTAAATGAAACTCAAAATAATGACTGTGTTATACGAGTTTTGACAGTTGATTCGTCTAATGTTCCTGTTAAATGGTCAATAATTACTCCTGGTAGAAATTTTGAAAATGCTCAAAATACGGTTGCGATAACTTCAAGATCGGGCGAGACTTTAAATATTACATTTACTACCTCCTACACTTTTAAATATGACGGCAAGTATAAAGATTCCAGAGGGCATCTTTCAGATGCGAATCGATTACAAGACAATTTTAAGTATCAAAGTTATTCGTACATAATTAAATCTTCTATAGCACAAGATCGATGGGCAAAAAGATTCAGAGACTTGATGCATCCAGCGGGAATGGAAGTATTCGGTGATTTAATTATTTCTAATAATCTAAATTATGCTCCATTTATAAGCATAACTACAGACGGTCTACACTTACACGAATTTAAGACAGAAGATATTGTATCTAATGACGACTCTGTTGAAATAGTAGTACAATGGTTCAGAGATTTTAATGAAACTCAGACTGTAACTGATTCTCAATTTTTTGACACCCAAAAAGGATTAGTAGACACTGTTGGAATAATTGATAGTTATGATGAGTTTGAATATGCAGGTCCAGATTATTTACCAGAAAACTATGTTGGTTCTGGTGTATCCAAATTTGTTGAAAAAGGTTTAAACGACACAGCAGTTTCTTCAGAAATTTTCTCTCCTGCGATGCAGTTTGTGAGAGCATTTGCAGACGATGTAGCAAACTCCACAGATTCTATATTGTTAGCTCTAAATATTGGAGCTACCGCAGCAGACTCTACAAGCGAAATTGCAGATACTCAAACAGTTGAAACAGGTAAGAATATTTCAGATATCGCTGGAGCAACTGATGATTATGTACAAGATTATATCGAAGACGGAGTATTACCAGAAGCCTACATCGGCGGCGGCATATTTAAATTAGTCGAAAAGGTATTAACAGATTCTATTGTTGTATCTGAATCTTTTGCACCTGCAGTTGTTTATGAGAGAGAGTTTTTTGAAAATATTACAAAAACCGATCTTTTGTCTATAACCACTTTGCCAGAATATACAGAAGAAGTTGTAATATCTGATGTCTTTTCTTATGAAAAATTCAGAGATGTATTTTTTGATGAGACTTTGAATTCTTCAGATACTATCACTTTGACTTTACAAAATTCGTTTAGCAATACCATAGCGTCTTCTGAAATATCTGTTATAAATATCAACAAAGCATTAGTTGAAAGTCAGACAGCAACAGATGCAGCAACACTTATCACAGAAAAGCCTTTCACTGAGACTAGCAATGTTTCAGATGGGGGAGTTGTTTCTATACAAGATTATGCACCAACATATTTCGCTGAAGATTATGTTGGAGAAAGCTATAGTTTTTAACCACACTAATGGAGTATTCCTAAAATGATTAAGAAAGATTCATCAAAAGTTACAGGCAGCGTTAATGTCGTAGTTCGTGGCGAAGACGGCGCTGTTAAGCAAGAATTCACAGTTCCAAACCTCGTTGTAGATTCTGGTTTAGCCTTCATTGCTTCACGCATGAAAGATACCTCTGATACAGCAATGTCGCACATGGCAGTTGGTACAGACAACACTGCTGCTGATGCAGGAGATACTACTCTAGGTACTGAGATTGCACGAGTCGCACTGACTTCAACTACTGTTACTGATAATGCAGTTGCTTATGTAGCATCGTATCCAGCAGGAACAGGAACAGGCGCTTTAACAGAGGCTGGCATTTTTAATGATGTTACAGCTGGTACTATGCTTTGCCGCACGGTATTTGCCGTAATTAACAAAGGGGCAGCGGACTCAATGACTGTCACTTGGACCGTTACAATCTCTTAATAGGTAAAGCTAGTGGCAATCTTATTAACAAAAGCGGGTAGAGTTCAGTTAGCGAGGTCCTTTCATCGGGACATTTTTAATGCTAGAGATATCTATCATTTTACGCTTGGCAAAACTACTGCTTGGGATGACGAAGAATTTCCAGACACTCCTTTGAATTCTGAAAAGTTTCTTAAAGAAGTTAGGAATAATATTATTTTTACCCAATCAGTATCTTCTGCTGATATATGCCATTTAGTAAGAAGAATAAATTGGACTTCTGGTACAGTTTATGATCCTTATGATGATGCGTATTCAGCCGATATGCCTGCTTATTCAGGAGCCACTAGTTTAGCAGAAGCAAACTTTTATGTTATCACAGATGAACTGAAGGTTTACAAGTGTATAGACAATAATAATAATTCTCCTAGCACTGTTAAACCAAATTATACAAATACAGATACAGATGACACCGGCGATGGATATCGTTGGAAGTTTATGTTTCAAGTCTCTTCTTCGGATGAG